GTAAAGTGCCTATGTTTACAGCTCCGTACCCGTTATTTCCCATAGCTACAATATTAGTAGTTCCTGCATCAAATGCTAATAAATAATAGGGTCTCTGATTTAAATTACCTGTTCTAGCGGTATTGTTACTGCACTGCACCCCCATAACGCCGTTAAACTCTATCGCTGACCCCGCCGCCGCACAATCCTCCACGACATTATCATTTACGTGAATGTCTATGCAATTATTGCCATAAACAGAAATAGCTTTATTAGTTGGCTGAAGTATCTCACAGTCGTTAATCCACACAGATTTTATATACCCGCCGGTACTTGTTACTACAACAGACGTATTTGTAGATTTATTAAGATACGCATGATTGATATGAATATCTTCAACTAATGTTGCAGATCCGTTTGATTCTATATAAATATCATTGTAAGTTTGCTGGTCAAATTGACAACCTTCTGAGAACCAAATATCGGATACGTAAGAGCCAGCAGTTGCGTATACTTTAGCTGACTGATACCCACCATAAAAATCACAGTCTCTGAATTTTATACCTGAAATTGAGTTATTACCGTTTGAATTATTATAAGGGCCAACAGGCGATGTAATAGTCAAATTAGTATTTGCGTTAGCATTGTTAGTTACAAACTGGCATTTATCAAATAACAAATCACCTGTAAAAGCACCATTCTGTGCGATGTTCAGTACGGTATTTTGTCCTGAGACTCCTGTATTCCAGCCCCCACACCGAGAAAAGAAAATCATCCTTGCGTGGTAGATATTCCAGCATGTGGCGAAACTGTTAACGTTTACATCTTGTATGGCTGAAAATTGATACCCGTTAATAGCGATAACAGCGGCGCTTGGATTACCTATAGCGAATCCAGTTGTTGCCGTACCTGACGTAGATTGTGGGATTACTGAGAACCCCCCAAGAGACCAACCTACGGTATTGGAAGCACCAAGCAGTTGTAGTGCGTTTGTTCCTCCTGAAAACGAAGACGAGATTATGAAGTTAACAGCAGTAGATGCTACTCCCTCAATATTAAAACCAATACTGCCAATATTGATAACTAAAGGGTATGATACTAAGTAATTTCCTTTAGGAATCCTGCCAAAAAGACCATTAGTCGTTACAGATGTGAAAAAGGCTTGTATCCCTGCTGTACTGTCTGACACTCCTGTTGGGTCAACACCTGCAAAATCCAACAAACTAATTGTCTCACTAAGTTTACTCTGCACACTCCTACTCACACTACCTGTCCCACTTCCAGTATAATTTACACTTGTAGCAGGTAATGTGAGTGAAGCTATAGCAGCCGCGTTAGTATCAATCCCCGCAGCTAATGTACTAAAATTCCCATCACCTTGAGCTTCTGTCAAAGGTGTTAGTTGGTTTGCTCTAAGAGCTACGTAAGTTGTCATTGTGTTCCCTTTAAGTTATGTAGCCATCAACAAAGTAGCCCGGAGTAATATATCCAGTGTATTGAGGTGCCATTGTGATAGGTAATTCAATATTTACAATTGTATTAAGAATATCTTCATAGTATGCAAAGTTAACTCCCATTGCATTTACCATTGTTATCAAAGCAATCTCATCAGTTACATTAGGAATTGAAGGCTTGACCATCAACGTAGCATCCACTGTGAAATATGGACCAGCTTCTACACTAGCTAATGTCATACTACCTGGCTTGAAATAAGCTGTATGAGTAGTTAAGTGAGACTTTCCAAGGTACAGTTGAATAGTGAAAGGGACACTTCCACTAACTGTAGCTGTACGATAGAAAGCTCTAATATAGTCATACCCTACTTGATCTAGCCACCACTCAACAGTTACCTCAGAAGCAGAATTAAGAATATCTCTACGATACCGAGGAGTGCCACCTTCAAGCATCGTACTAACTACTTCTATTCCGTCAATGGTGGTATAATTTGAATACTCAGGAACAATAGCACAATTATAAATTGTATTGGTTGAAGCCATTATGTGCGTCTCCTTGCTGTTTGTGTAGAGCGTTGTAAGGCTTTAGAGACACTAGAGTTGGCATTACCAAGATGATTAGCTACAATATCACCAGCATGGGTCTGTACAACACCTTTAGCTTCTCTACGAGCGATAATAGCAATATCACCATCACTACGTTTCTCTACTTCGATTACAGCACCATAGTTATGCACATGCACATTACCAGAGGCTGAGGCAGGAGCTGTAGAGCTATTGTTACCTGCTGTTGTAGTACTATTAACTACAGCACCAGAGTTCATAGCTTCTAGCACATCTCTGTTACGGGCTGTAGCTGCTGCATTAACAACATACTCTTGTCCATGAACTACACCAGCTACGTCAGAAGTTCCCATGTCACCTGTGTAGCCACCTGCGGAGAATCCTGTAGTTTTAATAGAGGATATATCAGAGATGATAGCTGCACCTTGAGTAGCTACAATAGCGTATTGAGCCATAGCTAAAGGAAATGTAGGAGCTACCATAGCTTCTCCTAACGCATTATGAATAGCCAATGATGCTGAAGCTATAGCAAAACCTTTCTCTACATCTAAAGCTACTTTTGCTGCTGCTGATTTCTTTCCTGCTGCCGTTGAAGCAATATTAGCTATTCCTGTTGCAACAGTTTGAGCTGATGTTAATGCAAGCTGGTCTGAAGCTGATTGCGCTGCCGTAGTTTTAAGAAGCGCGTCATACTTGATTTGAGCTATCATTGTTGCACCTTGTTGCTCAGTCAATATAGCCGCTTTGACACCATCCTTAATAACTTTCAATTGGTCATTCATTGCACTTTCAGAAGATTTCTTATCACCCATTAAAGCCAACATAGGATTTGACTTTTTAAATTCTTGAGTTATCTTATCGACTTTCTTCTGCAATTCTTCTAAGTCTTTCTCAGCTTTAGCTACAGGCAAGTCTTGCAAACTTCTTTTCAATTCTTCACCAACAAGCTTCATGTGGTAGAATAAATTTTCAGTTGCAGCAGAAGTTTTAGAATCAAAACCTTCGATAGCTTTATCAGCTACTTGAATTGCATCTTCAGCTTCTTTCAATTGCTTCCTGTTAATCTCTTCAATCTGCAAAGCAGTTTTCTCAGAAGATTTACCACGTAAGCTGTCTGCTTTCTCTTCATTTGTCGCTGCCTTACTTTCCATGTCACCAAGTTGAGCATAGTAAGCCTCGTCAATCTTTTGTTGCTCTTTAATCTGTTCTTGATGAGCTTTGAGAGCTTTATTCTCTAAACCTTGTTCTTCACCTTTATGCTGTGGTGATTTAGAAACAACCTGAGCCATGTGTGTATACTCTGCTTCGATATTCTTCCACATGGCAATCGCAGCTTCGCCATTTGCTTTCACCATTTGAGCTTTTGAAATCTCATTTGCTTTCAGCTTACCTTCATTGGCTAAGATAACACCCTGTTGCTCTACTTGTTGTCTATCTATAACACCTTGGTCTTTTGCTATTTGAGCACGTAATAAGTCATTTGCAGGACCACGAGAAACTTTAACCTCAGCACGTTTATTGATTGCTTCAACCTTCTCTTGATGTGTCTGAAGAGCTTCAATATACTCTTTAGAGTTTGTATTCAAGTTAAGAATTGCAGCTTTAAACTGTTTATCCTCTTCCATCAAGGCTTCTCGTTGTTTCAGCACTTTACCTACTTTTGCATCATCAATATACTTACGAGCTTTTTCTGTTGCCTGTTCCTGAACAACTCCATCATGGTCTAGCTTAGCTTTAGATTCCTGAGTTTTAAACTGTTCCATCAGGTTTTTTCTAGTCAATTCTAATTGAGCTAGCTGTCTTTTCCCTGCTGCATCTTCATTGTAATCATTAGCAAACCATGAACTTTTATTGGCCTTTAGGCTAGTTGTCAACTTATTTATTTGATCGTCGATAGTTGCAATCTGTACACCAACACTGTCAGGGACACCTATCTGTCCTATCATGTGTACTACACCTGAGATTGTATCTCTAACAGAGTTCCAACCACGAGCCATTGTGCCTAACATAGCCTCCTGAGATTTAGCTACTTCATTACCTTTTGTACGCACTGCATCGAGTTCAATTTCATAGGCTTTAGCTTCATCACCGACTAATTGCGCTGCATGAATAGCCTCATACTGTTGCACTGTCAAAACATGCCAATGCGAATTATACTCAGACAAAAACCTACCGCTATCACCAGCGAATTTCTCTAACTCTTTAGCAGCTTCTTGCACAGAGGTGTTATGAGCTTTTGCCATTGATACAGCAGCAGCACCAACGTTTTGTAGTTGTTTCTCTTCGATTCTTCCACTCTCAACAAGCTGCATCATAGCCATTTGCGTATCATGTACTGTACGGTTTGAGGAAGCTAAAGCCTCTCCCATTGACTGCACTTCATGAGCTGACTTACCTGAGAAATTACCTGTGTTGTCTATTGCTCTATTCAAATCTTTGTACTCTTCTATGCCACTATGCACAGCCATGCCAATACCTGCTACTGCTAAAACTAAGGCTGCTACAGGGATATAAGCTAGTGCAGCTTTGATTGCCACACCGTTAATGCTTTCACCTAAGACCATCAATGACCCAGGAATACGGGAGAAATTACCTGAAATAATTTCATGTCCTAATACAGCTACCTCACGATTAGCTCTAACAGTACCTAGCCCCCACTTGGTTGTTGCATGTTCACCTTTTTCTGCTGCTTCTTGCACAGCATCACCTGTAGCCTTAGCTGTAGCAATAGTTTCAGCACTAGCTCCTTGTTGAGCTGCTTGTAAAGCTAATACATCCCCTCTTGTACCTTTAATCTTAGCCATCATGACATCATAACTGTTATTCAAGTCTTGATTAACCTTAATTGTCTTATTCTCTGCTGCAATAAGCATATCCGCTGCTGTGGAGGCTTCTTTCTCTGCTGCTGTAATCTTAGCCAATTCATTAGCTCTAGACCCTTGCGCGTTTAACGTATTCCCACGCTCTTGAGCTTTATTTAAATCTTCTTTGTTCTTAGCTGCTATAGACTCAGCCGCTGCTAGATTCTTTGATTCTGTAGCTAAAGCTCTCTCTGCATCAGCTACAGCTTTTAGTTGTTCTGCTTCATACTTCAACACCTCTTTGTTGAAAGCCTTTTCAGAAGATTTAGCTGATGCTGCATAGAATGCTGCTGCATCTTTCTCAAGCTGCTTATACGAATCATCTAATGCTTTATTGTCTTTAATAGCTTGTGTTTGTGCTACAGAAAGATTCTTATAAGCATCAACCTGAGCACCTAACCCTTCTGCCACACTTACTTCTGAATCTGTAAGTTCTTTTACCTTAGCAATATACCCTGCTGTAAATTCAGAGGTTTTACCTATTGTGTCAGCACGAATTTGTAATTTCTGCAAATACGCTTCACCTGCTGAAACAGTTTCTTTTACAGCTTCACCTTCTGTTTTAACAGACACAGTGAAGTTAGTGGTAGCTTTGTCAGCATCCTTTGTAGCTGCAACCAAATTGATTAAGGATGCTGTAGCTTCGTCAATACCTGTCGATTGTATTTTTAAACTTAATGAAGTAGTGTCGATAGCCATAGTTTCCTTAATCTTTTTTAGTGAACATTCTCATACGGGACAACATTGTATTCATCTTAACTGTTGTGTCATCTTGTGTAGGCTCTGGGGAAGAAGGCTGTCTAGCACTCTCATCTCTTGCAGAGTTGGACTCAGACGCATAAGCCCTACTCATTTGTTTAAGTGTTTGCTTCTCCCATTGTGAGAGGGTAAGCTCAGTCACATTTAACCAAGACTCAAGCTCTCCCCATGTAAGCGCTTTACAAACCATTTGCTCATAGCTACATGTACCAGCTTCAAATAATAGATCAACCATGTATCCACAATCTTCAACAACAGGAAGATGAATATCTGAGCCAACTCTCTTTCTGTAAGCATCAGCTCGGCTTGTCTCTGTGCCATTAGGTACAGTATTCCACCAAGCTAAATCTCTTACGTAAAGAATAAGTTGCTCAGTTACACTGTCAAAAAATTACCGACATCTCCACGAGCTGCTGTAACTTGATCTGTCAACCATTCAAATGATGGATTAGAATACAGAGCTTTAAATTGCTCAGGGGTATTCAGAGGCACACCTGGTGACAACTCAATGTTACTAATAGAAATGGTGCAAGCAACTAGCACATCAGTCCACTCTTCAGCAGCAACTTCAGCACTAACTTTTGTTTTACCGCGAGCTGCACGTTTATCTAAAAGGGCTTGCACAGCATTACGATGTTGCTTAGAGCTTGGGCCATACAGTTCAATCAACAGAGGTTCTGTCTTAGCGTCATCAGCATACAGTTTTACGAAAGTTGCTGGATGTTCAAGATGCAGAGTGGTGGTGTCTTTTGCTGCTAGGGTGTTTAAATCGAAAGCCATATTATTTTCCTTTGGGTAGAATAGTTTATTTGAAGAGCACCTTCTTTGAGATGCTTCTTACTGTACTCTTTATAAATTATTAATGCTCAACCAAGTAGTTAGTCAGAGCCAGTTTTACAGTGGCTGTCAGCATACTGTCAACGTTACCTACTTTGGTTTTGTAAGACATAACCTTACCAGTTACACTGATATTAGTAGAGGTTTGAGGGAAGTAAATGTTAAATGCTTGGTCTGAATCTGAGTTCAGAGCTGCAATCAAAGCTGCTTGTCCAGCATCAGTGATAACTTTAGCTAAAGTCAATTGCATAGTTCCAGCATCGTAGCTACCTTTAAATTTAGTAGTGGCACGAGTGTCTAGAGACATGTGATTTACTTCTTTAAACTCCATACCCAACTCACCCATGTCTGAAATCTCATGGACAGGGATGAAAGTTAATGCTGTAAAACCAGGGGCATCATAAGTAGCTGGCAACGTAGCTGAAATACTCAGTTGAGCACCGGCAGAGGTGTGAGCAGCAGTAGTGTAGTTTGTGAAAATAGTCATTTATTTATTCCTTAATTATTAGTTTGAGACAACTTGAACAGTGACACCTACACCACCGGTGACAGCAACAGAAGTTCCTGCTAAGTATTGGTACACAGTGTCTAGTACGAGGTGTTTAGCGCCTGTAGCTGGAACAACAACAGGATAACCCGCAGAGACAGAGACAGCACCAATACCAGGGACTGTCACTGTAGTAGCTGCATTACCTAACAAGGTTACTGTTACAGGAGAGCCTGTCGCGTTATTGAAAGTAATTGCTTGACCAGCACCTGTAACATATGCTAAAGTATCAGCAGCAGTTAGAGTGTTATTAGTCAACGTAAATGCACCTGAAGTGGAGCGTTGTACAATGGTTAATGCGGCCATATTATTTCCTTTTAGTTTAGTATGATTGAGATTCTAGGCGGTAGTACACTGAGATACTGAGGCCGCGCCATCCTGCTGTATCCGATATTGATCTAGAGATAGAAGGTATTCTATCAATACTTATAATCCCTGTTTTAGGGATAACAGGGAATAGGTTGATTAATGACTCTGCAATACCTTCCATAAGCCCCATACCGCTTCCTGACTGCTGCCAGACATTGATCTGGAAGATACCTGTCTCTCGTCTAGTAAGACCGTCTACAGAGCGTATAAAGGTCTTGGCGGGGATTAGGAAAGTTTCTAAGTAGGGTAGAGTTAAGTCACGTACAAAAGTGACATCCTCTATTGATACTGGAATAGGTGGAGATTGGTTAGCAGCCCAATTTAATACAGTACCTTCAAGAGTTGAACGTATTACTGATGAACTCATCTATTATCCTCCTAACTGATTCTGCATGTCACTCACCGTAACTCTTACCATACCTTCAGGTTTCTGCCAGTGAGGTTGCCCGCGGTATTCTATATCGTAAGCATAGTCTTCGTTGTTAGTCATAGTCACTGTGTTATCCTTACCTAAAAACACTTCTGGTGTTATCACACTGTAGACTCTTTCAATACTGTCACCACCTTGAAAGTTAAAGACATCTGTTACAGAAGCTGTATCTGGAATATCACCTACTGCCGGATACCAACTATTGATAAGCTGACCTTTCAGTACAGGTGTAGCTTCAATAACTTGCACCATCAATGTAGAGACAATCGCATCACAATTACCTGCTAAGTTTTTCAACAGTTGAGCCACACCCTGTTCTACAGAATCACTGAATGTACCCATATTAATCTTGTAGTAATACCAAACCACCCTTAATGTCTTGGCAGTAAGCCCACAATCCAGAGGCTCCAGAAGGAATAGCTAATGAGAAACCTTGAGGCTCAACACATAGTGGGATACCTGGTGGAACTCCTGTAGGCACTGATGGGGCTGATGTTGCTGTGTAGAGAAACAATGGAGCAGAGCCTTTATTATAAGCTGTGCAAGCTGTCCCGATAGTAATGCTAGAACCTGCGAATAAATTAACCCAAACACCTGTAGCAATGGGTTGGTCTGTGCGTGTATTAGCCATAGTAATTATCTCCTAATAAGGAAGTTGTAGAGTATTGCATTGCTTCCCGTAGGATTTACTTCTTTCATAACCATACACTTATACATAACACCACCAATACGACATTGGTCTTGAGTTGTATCAATAGCTAGTGGAGGTTGAAGAGGGTCAAACTTATTAGGAGGAAGCATATAAAGCTCCTTGTCTCCTGATAATATTTCTGTACCAAACTTACTTGACAAGCCATTGTTTGTATGTGTAAAATCAAGTAGAACACCTCTTGTGTTAATCTCTACATGTGTTGTAGAGTTGGTAGAGGTTGCAACATTGTAGGTTGGGGCTGCTGATTTAATATACTGCATAATCATGGGGTCATCATACATGAACTCCATAATCATACCCATAAATTCTGATTCAGTTGACATAGTTGTTATCCAATCCAGTTCCAAGTACCGTCAGCAGAACTAGAGGCAGAGCCAATAGCATCAATAGAAAGCTGTTGAGAATTTGTGAATTGTACGTAGTTTGCGTTCCAATCTGAGGCAAATTGTACTATTGGATTTAAATCTGTCCCAAAGTCATTAGGAATAATCATATTAATTTGCATCAAGTTAGGATTAGAGATTGTCAATAACAAGAACTCTTTATAAGCCTTGAATGCTTGACTTCCCCATACTTGGAGCTGGAGTGACATCTTCCTATCAACTTTAAATGCAAGCATACCTAAGATATACGTTGCACAAGTGATTGCAGCTTGTGGTAAACTCCCGCCATTGTCTACAAGAGTCTGAGTGTAAACAGAGTCAGGTAGAAACGGGATATCCCCAAAGTCTCCACAACGTAACCTTAGCTTACCTATACTTGTTGTCGGGTCAATTGTTGTCATTATTTCTCCATTCTATTACTATTAAAGCTCCTTGATTGAAATAACCTCCCACTTTTAATATAGGAAGTTACTTGGGTCAAAGACTTTACCGGTCTATTGACAACTAAGTATTACGACATAGTCAGATTTACAACGATCTCTGGACGTTTCAAGATATTAACAAAGTTGGTCTCTGCCTCAATCTTGATGTCATCACCATACATTGAAGGGTATTCAAACATATATTGTCGCTCGCCTAGTGTATTGACCAGAAACATTTTGTTGCAAGGGCTAAAATATGTAGAGAAGAAATCAGTACCTACTGGAACAGCTACAGCAGTTTGAGTAGGAATTAATTTAGTACCTGCCAATATGTCACCCATTTCGATAAAGTGAATACCACCGAAGTCGAAAGTACGATGCATTGCTACAGAGTTCAAGGCGGCGCCAGGATTAGCTAAACGATCGCGCAGAGGTGATTGTACAGAAGCGTAGAACTGATAGGCAGTTTTTACTGTGGGGTGGGAAATCAGTGCTGCAAAGAATTTCTGATCACACAACATTACAATACTGTCCAAACTAATCATACCGCCGTTATCTTGAATCGCAGCAATCACTGATTCAACTGTTCCCAAAACATCAAAGGTTGAACTTGAGAATTGGAAATTGATAACTGTACGAGTCTTACCCATCTCTGTAAACCAATCCTGTGTCACTGTGCCGTTAGGTGCGTAAACTGTACCTGCTGTCAACGCTTGTGCACGAGCTACTTCAAGTGTCGAGTTCAAAGTGTTAGCGATACGTTCCATTTTACGAACACGGACAGCAGCGATACTCTCAGCTTCGTTAGGATTACCGTAAGCGCGTTTACCTTGAATATCATTAGGGCTGATAAAATCAGAGGTATTAAAGTGAGGTACATAGATACTATGAACTTCACGTTTGTAGTCAGTGTTTGAATTGTGTTTATCGCCACGAACACGATCTACCAATACACCGAAATCTTTGATGACTTTCTCAAAGGTTACAACATGTTCTGCAACAGATTCCTCACCGAAGATACCCAATTTACCAATAGTACCCCATGTATTAGGGAGAACGGTGATTTCCTCTGTCCAGTCTGTGAGTTCAAACTGTCCGTTAGTACCAAAGCTGCGTGTAATAGCCATATTATATTTTCCTATTCTTTTAAATTATCGTGTACAATTACACTTGAGTGGTGCTGATGATACCAACTGATGCCAATTGTGACAGTGCTGTGGTGATTGCTGTTCCTGTTACATTGGCATTGAATGACAACGAAGGGGAAGCAACGATTGCAGGGCCGCGAGTAAGAGCTAAGTAAGGAGTGTCTGTGTTAGCTACTAGAGTAGTTGGATGAAACAAACCAATTTGATCTGCAATCAGGACAGCTTTAGCAACTTGCGAACCATCTGTAGCTGTAGCAGAAACCAAACGGTACTTAGTTGTTCCAGATACAACCAAAGGAATATAGCTACCTGCTGTCATTGCTGTACCACCAGCGGTTACTGTGAAGGTAATACCATTCTCAGTGAATGCTGTACCAGTTGCACCAGTACCGATTACCGAACCTTTAGAATCTTCTACCTGGAAAGTAGTCGCTGTCAGGAACATAATCAGGTAAGTGTCTAGCTTAGTTTGTGCTGTACTTACTACCGAGATTGTGCCGACTGTAGCATTACCTGTACCAACTACTGCACCTGCTGTTGCTGTAGGGGATGCAATGTATGCACCTAATACAGAACCGACTTGCAAGGTTGCTGCTGCGTCATTTACAGTGAGCATATCACGGCAATAGCCGGATTGTGCAGGGTATTCATGTTTAACTACTTGCGAAAAACGCACACCATCTGTGGCCAAAATTGTCATATTATTTCCTTTAAATTATTTGTTAAGTTTAGCTTTGAGAATCTTCATTTCAGCAGATTCTTTATGACCCGCATCAGCTACCAAGTTAGTATCAACTTTACCTGTTTTTCCTACTTCTTTGAAAGCTGGAGTAGTTGCTTCCACTTCCATGTTCACAGTCATTGCACTAACGATTGCATTAAATGCAGCGTCATCCAATGTTTCTGTTGCAGTCATCATAGCATCAGCTTTAGAAGTACCTACAGCAGCTACTACAGCTTCTTTACGAGCTGAGAAACGTTTGTGTTTAGCTTCTGCTACTAGTGAGGCTTGAGAGGCTTCTGCTGCTGCTAGAGCTGCTTGAGAGGCTTCATACAGGCCAGTCAATGTTGACAGCTTGGTTGATACAGCTTGCAAGGCTTCTGACTGAGAAGCTAACGCTTCATTTGCCACTGCCAATTGATCTGCTAGTTCGGTTGCAGCCATATCGGTCTGCGGCTTGTGTTGCGCCATATTCACTTCCTTTGGGTCACTAATAAACTTTTGAATTGCTTTAAGCATTACATTGCTCCTTTATGTAAGTCGGCAATGTATGCCGCGAATTGTTTGTTTGTCATAATGTTATTAACCAATCCTTTGTCTAATGCATCTTGTGCATTAAAAGAACTAGCTTGAAAACTTCGGATAACTTCTGTAGAGAGTCCTGAGTATTCACTTACAAATTCTGTGAACTCTGTATTCAAGGTGTCTACTTGTGATTGCATATCATCTAAGAATGATTGCTTGAATGAACCATCAGCAGCATAAGGAACTTTATCAGTACCTGAAGTAATGAAGATACGCTTAACACCCATATCTGCTTCAGCTTTACTTGTGTCTGTTAGGCACAATACACAACCAATACTACCTACTGTCGCAGAAGGATTAGCAATCACTGTGTCAGCAATAACAGATAGTGCATAAGCTGCTGAACAGCCTAACGTATCAATGTAAGCTACTAGCTTTACATTATTGTCATCGCACATTTGTCTAATATTGGTAGCTGTCTCGAATACATGGCTTGCTTCACCACCACCAGAGGAGACATTCAATACCATTGTCTGACATCCTGCTTCAATAGCATCTTCAACACTATCTTCAAGATTTGCATAGCTTGTACCTGCTTCGCCACACATAGTCATCACTGGCTTGTATGTTAATGAACCATCGATACTAATGACAGCTAATGAAGAATCAATGTTGTCCTCATCACCATCATTGTCGCTCAGTAAGTTTTCTTGTGCTACACCAGGCTCAGAGAGCTTGTAAGACAACAAGCCGCTATTACGAGCTGCTAGGTAGTCTAAGACAACATTAAATGACTCTTGGGTTATTAAGTGTGGTTTGTTCCAGATAGATTGTGATAACCTAAATAATTGATGTGACATAACTCTCCTTACGATGCATTGTCTGCATTCTGTGTTGATGCGTCTTTACCGTTAAATTGATCTACGCTAGTGCCATCTCCGGCAGTTTTCATACCTTTTCCACCACTAGAGGTGAAACCAGACATTTCTTCAGGGTCGATTGGCTTGTCTACTGGTTCTGTCTTGAATCCACCAACCTCTAGTACACGATTAACTGTGTCACGTGTAATAGGTAGTAAACCTACTGATGCACTGCGCTGGAGGTATTTGCCCATATCATCCATACTCACCGAGCTAATATCTTTGTGAATAAACTTAGGTAAATCTGTATCATTCCAGCCATTCAACTTGAAAATCTGAGGAATTAAATCTGAATTTAAAACACTTGCAATTTCACCGAGTCTATGTGATACTGCTAAGGTCAGGATATTTGTATCTGTCCCTTCTAAGCTAAAAGAACCAACACTTTCCATACCGAGCTTCAGTACACCACACGACAGTGCGTCTAGAATATTACCTTCTAGTCGTTTCATAATAGCTTCAGTGTCATACTTAGAATTACCTTTACTCTCCATCAACTCATAAGTGAACATTGGTGTTCCATGCTCATCATTCTGTGTTGGTACAAGTAAGCCACGCTGTGTCCCTGCGTTGTAATTCGTAATGATGCTTTGGAATCCACTAAATACTGCTTGATCTCCTGGTGAAGCAGCTTGATCTAAATACTTTGGTGGGATACCTATTTTAAGTATCCCTTGCACATCTTTTGCTACACCTAGCAATATCTGGTCTTGCAATAATGTAAGCTGTTTGAAAGCTAAATAAACAGCTTTTAGAATACTGTTACCTTCAGGATTACCTAAGTATCCGTCAGCAGTAATAAGTAGAAATTTCTCACGCGGTATTGAAATAAACCCTTGTGGGTCTAGTTGTTCTGTGAACAAATAGGCTTTGTCCATGTAACGGAGAGTCTGCTGTACACCTGTAAGCTCTCTTCCATCATCGCTGAATTCCCATTTAAAGATTGAGCCACGCGCTCTAGGAGCTAGGCGTTTCAATCCTACTAAACCATCATTAAATTTGCTGCCATTCTTTGTAAGTCTACGACGATACACTTTCTCACTAACATGGCTACCGTATTCCAGGAAGTCAAACATATTAGCGATAGATGTACGCCAATCTTCATCCATATCACTCATACAACTGCGGATAAAGTTAGCTCGTTCAATCTGTTCAGGGGAAGCTCCAACAGGAGGCTCTACATCCCATTCAACACGATTCATTAGTAATTTGTAAGCGTTGAGTGCAATAGCCACTGAAGGGCATAAACGCATTTCATCAACAACTTTAAGCATTGCAGGATATCGGAAGGCACGTGTAGGCTCTTCTAAAATCCAACCATTACTTGTTTTCAATCCTGTGAAACCTACGTCACCAAGTTTCATTCTTGGTATGGATGTGTTTGCGTCAGGTTGAAGCATCTGAGGGTTAGCCATACCATTTGTGCCAGCACTAGCAGTGCTTACAGGCTTCTTTTTGGCTGCTGCCATATAAGCACTCCTTTTCGATTTATTTGTGGATTATAGCACAATAAAATGCTTTGTCAACAATTATTTTAGCTTGTCAAGCAATTTATTGTAACAAAGTGTAGATTATTATGATTTTCTATGATATTGTAGGGATAATAGACGCTTGAGTCATATTGGGTAGGGAAAATGTTGGTATGGTTACTTGTCTAGCTAGTGTAGCAAAAGCATCAGAGGCCGCATCAACTTGGTCATCTTTCAACATTTTCTGTATCTTAGCTTCACCTGAAAAACCTTCTAACTCTAGGAAAAATTGCTCATTCCAATCACCTTTAACTACACGCAAAGAGCCAGCTTCAGCTAGAGCGCACAACGGCCTGAACCTAGTGAGCTTACTTGCTTGAGTTCCTACTGGTTTCGTTTTGGCTGCAACACCATGCTCTGCCATAACTTTTAAGTAGAAATAGACTGCTGTTTTTCCGGCAGCGGCAGGGTCAAGAGGTATCACCACGTCACAATCATCTAATCCATCCTGTTTTGCAGTGTCAATAACCATCTTCAAAACTTTATCTGTTGTTACACGATCTCTTACAACATCTTCTATATAGTAAATACCCATTCTGTCTCTAGACATCTTTACGCCAGCAGTCCAATCAGGGTTATTCGAGTTTGTCTTTTCTTCCGAAGCAAAATCCCATGCTCGAACTCTTGATGCAGGATTGATAGGAGGAAATTCAACAATAGGTGTCCACTGCCTATTAAAATACATACTACCTGTTTCACGCGCTGTCCAACTACCATGTAAATACTTTAATTGATTCACATAAGGTTGAGACAACAGATTGGGTAGATAGTCATTATTCCTTGGAGGTAATAGATACGGGTTATCAAAGACACCTGTAGGAATAAACCTAAAACTCTTAGGCATAAACAATTTTGACAGCTTATCTTTTGGGAAAGCTGTAAGTTGCTCGTCAGTGAAATTGCGAGCGTATATCATATCCCTTGGTTTACCATGCAACTCAAAGCACTCTTCTGCTGAATCTGCCCAATAAACTTTATTATCTAATGAGACCATCCAACGGATACGATTTTCAGTACCTTCTAGAGGGACACCTGTATCTTCATCAAGGCAATACTCAACCCACGATTTCAAAAAACTATTAATGTCAGGGTTACATGACATTATTAATTGTGGGTGTATCTTAGAATGAGCAGAGCGGAGGCGTGAGAGTAAAAATAACACTTGCTTTTCAGTCCATTTGTCGGCGCACTCGTCCACCAAACAACGAACTAGCTGGCTCCCTTGCCATGACCCTAAGTCATCATCGCTTGCAATAGCTGAAAATGCGATAGAAGCTCCTGATGGAAAAGTCCATAGTTTTTTCTGAGCACCCCACACACCCCCAAAAGGTTTATACACTGCTTGACTTTCATCAATCAATCCACCTTGTCGGAGTAACTCTGGAGCTGTTCGCCTAAATATTGTGCATCTAAAATGAGGGTCTGCTATCCCATCCAAATTCTTTGTGAGACAGATTCTTGACTTTCCTCCACCCGCGCCCAAAATCTTCACGTGCTGTCGCTAGTAGCACGCCGCAATTAAGCTGCTGTATGTCGCCA